TCACTACTACAAGTATTTATGGATCCAATAGAACCAAGATATTATTCTAAAGATTTTAAATTTAAGAACATCAAAGTAGTGGGACATACACGACCTCAGATGTCACAAAAATGGCATAATACTGCTGAAAATATACATATTGATGAGGACGCAATGAAAATATTAGATTACACTCCAACGCATAGCTTTGTTAGGCAAACGAAGGATAATTTTAAAATTGCAGTTAATAAATTTGACGCACCTAAAATATTACCGGACAATGAGACGTTTTGGCAATCCTATAATTTATTACTTAAACATTTAGAACAAAGTATACCTAGACATAAACCTACTTATAAAGGTTTGTATATGGATTTTAAAACTTCCTCAGGATACCCTTTGAATAGATTTTGGAAAGATAAAGAAAAAGTTCCGGAAGAACTTTTATCAGAGCTTATACAAACAGAGGAAGATATATATATTTGGCAGTTAGCTATGAAGAAAGAACGCTTACCAATAACGAAAATCCGGGATGGCAAAATGAGATCTTATATGATGCCCCCATTGCCATATTTGATAAGACAAAAGAAATTTTCTCAAGCTTTTAATAACTATTTGAAATCAACCCGATGGTCAGCATATGGATTTAATTATCACAAACGGGGATTTCATATGAAGATGAATAAATTGAGACAATATTGGAGAAAATTTGAATATGATGTTACCAACTGGGATAAAAGATTTTCTTTGAAGAGTATATGCTGTCAGATACGAAAACACTTCTTGGATATGACAAAAGAGGAGGAGGAAGAATTTGATTTTATCAATCAATTTGAAATAGAACCAACAGTTTTACTACCCACAGGGGAAGTCATAAAACTTAAAATAGGACAATGTTCAGGTAGTGAAAATACTACCTCTGATAACATATTAGCCCATATGTTGATGGTTTTTTATGAAATTGTCAAAGGTGTCAAAGAGAATTATGGATATGTACCAACTTTAGATGAAATATATAAAAATTGTGAGTTTAATATTTATTCAGATGATATAATAGGCGCTTGTTCTGAATTTTATTCATTTTTAATAAATCCTCAAAAGAAAAAGAATCATTATGAAGAATTTGGTATGACTATTGAAATAGATAATCCCGAAAAATTCAAAACATCAAACACTCTAGAGGGACTAAAATTCCTCGGACTAATAGCCAAAGATTATTATGGCATTGTAGTACCAGATTTTGATTATGAAATAATCAAAAATTCGAGTGTTGTTGTTATGCCGGATGAGACTCATAAAACACAACTCACAAGATTCATACAAATGCTGGACCTATTGACATTTAATGAAAATTATGAAGCTTATAGACAATTTATATTTCAATATGCAGATTTTACAGGCCAAGAAAAGCCATATTTACCAACACAACCTAATAAGATTTCTGAAGAATTGTGTTTGGAGGTAGGAGGTGGAAGAAATTAATATGTCTATGCAGGTTGAAATTG